CTTAGACCGAACCTAAAAAAACTTATTGAAGAAAATTATCTATCAGAAGTAGATGATATTATTCGTAGTGACTATGATGAGATTATAAAAGAATATCAGAAGTTCATCAGACCGCTACCTATTCCTGCAAGGTTCAAGTCATTAACGAAACCTAATCTGGAGGTGATTAACCAACTAAAGTTTTTATCTTTTAGTGGATTTGAGGATATTGCAAACACCTACCTAGACACATTAGCGAATGAGGTTTATCAATCTGCTATTGTAGGCAAGGACTTTAGAGATATGGTGAAAAATATTAGAGCCAAAATAAATGGCGTTTACCAAAGAAGTGATGAAACAGAAATCAATCGCCTTGTAGATTTCATAGATAAAAATAGATATTCCAACAATGCAAGTATCAAGGCACAAGTATCTGTAGCTAAAGAAACACTACAGTCTAAATATGCCGCTGATATTTATGGCGATAATATGAGAAGATATGCAAGTCAAATGGCACACGATAGTTTGATGCAGTTTGATGGACAGTTTACAAAATATAAAGCGGCAGAAGCAGGAATAACTAATTACAAATATACAGGAACAAATATTGTGACTACACGACCCTTTTGTAGAGCAAACCTTAATAAAGTGTTTTCTGAGGAAGAAGCTATTGATTTATGGGCATCTACAAGGTGGGCAGGTAAATCTGGAACTGACCCATTTATCAATAGAGGTGGTTATAGATGCCGCCACAGCTTTATTCCCTACGACCCCGAATGGGAAAATTTGATTGAAGAATAGAAATTTTTTATATATTCCTTAAATAAATACTAACTGAAGGAGTATATTATGTCTGACGAGAATAAAACGGAACAGGTGGAAGCAACAACAACAGAAAATGTAGAAGTAAAACAGGAACAACCTGTAGAACAACCTCAACCAAAACAAGTTGATATTGATAAGGTAGTCAAAGATAGACTTTACCGCCAAGAACAAAAAATCCTAAATGAATTGGGAGTTAGTTCATTAGATGATGTTAAATCTGTAATGGAAGATGTAAAAAAAGCAGAAGAACAAAAACAACTTGAACGAGGAAAGTTTGATGAAGTTATCAAAAAGAAAACTCAAGAATATAATGAAAAACTTTCTAAATTAGAAAATGAATTAAGAGATGAAAGGATTGATAAGCAATTAATCAATGCGGCATCAAAACATAAAGCCATCAATCCAGAACAAATCAAATCTCTACTAAAGAATAATGTCCATTTAAATAAAGATGGCAAAGTAGAAGTTATTGATTCTAACGGAACACCACGCTATAACAAGGATGGTGACTTATTGACTGTTGATGAAGCAGTCCAAGAGTTTTTAACGCAGAACGCACACTTTCAAAGCGCAACTCCCTCTGGGAGCGGAAGTGTATCGAATGTGGGTCAGTCAACTACGCAAAAGACTTTAAATATTGCGGACTTAGATATGAATAACCCTGCCGATAGAAAGCAATACGCAGAGTATCGTAAATCTAGAGATAGTGTTATTCCAATTAAACTAAATAAATAACGAAAGGTAAAAACAAATGGCAAACGAAAGCACAAGTAGTACGCTCAGCGAACTATATACTGAAATCGTTGCTGAAGCTGAGTTCGTAATTCAAGAGCAATCAATAATGAAGAACTTGGTAAAAAACTACACCATTGCAGGTGGCGGAAAATCTGTAGAAGTACCGATTTATTCAGCTATCTCAGCAGCGGCAGTTAATGAAGCAACTGATTTATCAAACACAGCAGTTAATCCGTCATCAGTGACAATTACTGCATCAGAAGTAGGCGTAATGACTACACTAACTGATTTAGCGAGAAACTCCGCACCAAGAAATGTAGCGGCAGATATCGGTAGATTATTTGGTGAAGGTATTGCAAAGAAAATGGACCAAGACTTAATCGCATTATTTGACGGATTTTCAGTCACATTAGGTGATGGCACAGGTGCAATTTCAGCAGCTTCTATTTTTAATGCGGCATCAACACTAAGAGCAGAAGGACTTCCTGTTAATGAGTGTTATTGCGTATTACACCCAAAGATTGCTTATGATTTAAAAGCAAACTTAACAAACACATTTGCAAATCCAAATGCAGGTGATTTACAGAACGAAGCACTAAGAAGCGGTTTTGTAGGTCAGATTGCAGGTATTAGCGTATTTGAAACTTCAAATATGTCTAACACAGGTAATGCAGGTGATTACAAGGGTGGTATATTCCATAAGGATGCATTAGCTTTAGCTATGATGCAGGACATCAAAATCGAAACTCAAAGAGATGCTTCTCTAAGAGCAGATGAGATTGTTGCAACTGCTGTTTATGGCGTAGGCGAATTGCATGATTCTTATGGTGTTGAATTACACTTTGATTCATCAATCCAATAATATAAACTATGGGTGGGGATATACTCCCCACCTATGAAATATAAGGAAGAAAAAATGGAATTAGTTAGATTAAAAAAAGGCGATAAAGTTATAACTAGAACAAAATTTGATTATGAAAAAAATTTTATTCATTGGAAAATGAGAGGTTTTGAATTGGTAGAAGATAAACCCAAAGAAGAAAAACCGAAAAGAACTAGGAAGAAGAAAGAAGATTAATGGCGGCAACATCAGTATTAGCTGTAGGTAGTTCAGATATTACATCTTATCAACCAGATATTTTAGAATATGGAATTACAAACTTTGATACCCAATTACAATTCGCAGAAGATGATGTTTTAAGACAAATTCGTGAGGAATGGTGGGAAAGATATCGCCATACTGTCAGATATAAAGATATTACTAAAGTCACAACTTTAGAAATGGATAACAGTAAACTAACTGATGCTCAATGGAAAAGAGCAGTTATTTACAAGGCATTAGCAGAATATATTTATCCTCAATTAACGAAATGGAAAGACCCACAAGGTGGTGATGGGCAAGATGCTTTCCAAGTACAAATACAATTTTACAGAGCCAAATATGCAGAAGAATTTAACGCCTGTTTAAGAGATGGTGTTGAATATGACGAAGATGGGGATGCGTCAGTCACCGCTAGTGAAAAAGAACCTATACATCATTTAAGATTAGTTCGTTAATGGTTGCTGATGTTCGCATCAAGGACAACTCTGTTCAAGTAAGAAAATCACTTCAAAAAGTATCTAAACAAGTTCCTAAAGCTATTAAAAGAGCCTTAGCCAATGCAACAGCTTTTGAGATTGCGGCTATTAAAGAACGCACCCAATCTAAAGGAGTAGATTTTAGAGGTAGGGCATTTAAACCTTATTCCCCAAAATACAAAAGAAGATTAGTTAAACAATCTGGTGTTGTTGATTTAACAGATACAGGACAAATGTTTAGTTCATTAACAAGTAAAGTGACACCAAGTAAAGGTGAGTTGTTTTTTAGACAGGCATCAGCTAATAGAAAAGCTTTTTTCCATGATGAAGCAGGTGTTGGTAGAAAAAAGATAATCCGACCATTTTTTAGAATAAGCAAAAAAGAAGAAACAAATATTGAAAAGATATTCTTTAATGTGTTAGAAAGAGAACTGAGATTATGAGTAAAAGAGAAGATATAGCGGCAAATATAATTACTGTCTTAGATGCAGTGACTTCACCTATTGAATTGAAGAAAATAACTAGAGAACCCTTTGAGCCAGAACAGTTAGCCGACCCACAATTTCCTGCATTGTACATTTCCACAGGTGACGAGGTAAGAGAAGATTTTTCATTAGGTGATACTGCGGCAGGAAAGAGAAGTGGCACAATAGATTATGTATTAGTTGGGTATGTTAAAGGAACAGAAACTAATCTAGACACCAAAAGAAACCAATTAATTGAGGTTATAGAAGAAACCTTAGATGCTGACAGAACTAGAAGTGGAAACGCACTAGAAACCAAAATAGTAGAAGTTAGTTCTGATGAGGGAACATTATATCCTTTGGGTGGAGTGAGAATTGTGGTAAGAGTATTTTATGAATTTGTTAGAGGTACTGCGTAATGCCTAAAAGAGTAAAGCTATACAAAGATGGTAATTCCATAGAAGCATGGGATAATAATATAGACAAATTTCTTGCTAATGGTTATAAACTAGAAGCAGAAAAAAAATCTACTAAAAAGAAAAAAGTAGATGAAGATAAACAAGAAGGAGTAAACGAATGGCAACACACGTCGGAACAAGCGGAGTAGTCAAAGTTGGAGCAAATGCAGTCGCAGAGGTTGTAGGATTTAACTTAGATGAAACTAACGATACTGTTGAAGATACAACACTTACTGACACTGCAAAATCTTATCTAGTTCTTAGAAAAGATGCTACAGGTACTATTGAATGTCATTGGGATGAAACAGATACAAATGGACAAGAAGCACTAGACGTAGGTTCTTCTGTCACTTTAAATCTTTACCCAGAAGGTGCAGATAGCGGCGACGCATACTACACAGGCACAGCAATAGTGACAGGTGCATCAGTAGCAGTGACTATAGATGGTGTAATCAGTAGAACTTTTAATGTACAGTTCTCTGGTGGCGTGACACACACAACAGTCTAATCTAAATGCCCAAGAAAGATTATCTTGAGGGTGCAATAAATCATTTTAAGCACCAAGAGATTAAAGTTATTGAAGTAGAAGAATGGGGATTAATAGGCGAAGATGCCATTTATGTTAAACCATTTACACTTTTAGAAAAAGCAGAAATCTTTAAAGGCTCTAGTGATAACGACTTAACTGTCTTAATTGATGTCATTGTAAAAAAGGCACAAAATAAAGATGGTGATTTAATGTTTGATATAGAAAGTAAGATTAGAATGAAAAAATTCGTTGACCCAGACATTATCGGTAGAGTTGCTAGTCAAATACTCGGAACATCATCAGATACTAAAGACTTAAAAAAAAACTAAATTCTGACAGAGAGTTTAGATTTCATTTTTTCTTAGCAGAAAAACTACACAAAACTATTGGTGAGATTCTACAGATGCCTGTAGAAGAATTTTCTATGTGGATTGCTTATTATAATCTCAAAAACGAAGAAGAACAAAAAGCATTGAATAAAGCAAAGATGCAAGGTAAAAGAAGATAATGACGAAAAAACTCAATATTGACATTATTGCAAAAGATAAATCCCAACAAGCATTAAAGAAAGTTCAAGGAAACTTAGATAATGTAAAAAAATCAGTATTTAATTTAAGAAATGCTTTAGCAGGTATTGGTGCAGGTGCGATTATTAAGTCTTTTATTGATGTTGGTGCTGAAGTTGAAAATCTACAATTAAGATTTAAATTTTTATTTGGCACTGCTGAAGAAGGTGCAAAGGCATTTGATAATTTATCTAAATTTGCAGGTAGAGTGCCATTCTCACTTCAAGAAATATCAAGGGCATCTGGTGTCTTAGCAGTTGTATCTAAAGACGCAGAAGATTTAACAAGAATTTTAGATATAACAGGTAATGTTGCCGCTTTTCTTGGTTTAGATTTTGAAACCACCGCATCTCAGATACAAAGGTCGTTTTCAGCAGGTATATCTGCCGCTGATATTTTTAGAGAAAAAGGTTTAAGAGATGTTTTAGGATTTGAAGCAGGTGCAAAAGTATCTATTGAAGAAACAATACAAGCATTTGAAAGAGTTTTTGGCAGTGGTGGAAGATTAGGTGATGTCACAGGTGAATTAGCTAATACTTTGACAGGTCAAGCATCAATGGTTCAAGACAAATTTAGAAGATTTCAAGAAATTGTCGCAAAACAGTTTGTAGATTCATTAAAATTTGAAGTCGGACAACTTAATGTCATTTTAGAAGAAAATGAAAAAGTAGTGAATGATGTTGCAGTTGCTTTTGGGCAAACACTTAAAAAATCATTAGAATTAGCATTAGATGGTGTTCAAACTTTAACTACAGCAATCATAGCATTAACTGAAACAAAACAAGCTATAGATGAACTTTTACCAGCTGGATTAAAATTACAAGATATCTTTATGGCAAGATTTTTTAAAACTTTTGCTGAAAATTTAGAAGAAGTAGAAACAGGACTTTCAGCACTTGCTTTCCAAATGGAAATTAATTCAAAAAGAATGTTTGAATTAAAACAAGAAACAGAAGAAACAGAAAAAGTTTTACAAAGAACATTTAAAGTTTTTCCTCATATGCTTGAGAGTGGTGCAAAAGCACAATCTAAACTTTCATTTGTTCAAAAAGAAAACAAAGTCACACTTCAAGGATTAAATTCTGAAATGTCAGCATTTTCTCTTGTTAATACTAGAATTATTGACCAAACAGAATTACTTAAAGAAAAGTTTCCACAGTTTACAAAAACATTAGAGGATGCAGGTAATCAAACAAAACAACTTGATGGATTATTCACTAATACATTTAATAGTTTTGCAGATACTTTAGCTAATAGCATTATGACAGGTAAGTTTGCATTTAAAGATTTTGCAAGGTCAGTTATAGCAGATATTGCAAGAATTATAGCAAAACAACAGGCATTATTAGCAATACAGAAAATATCTGGACTATTTGGCGGTAGTTTATTTGGATTTAATATTGGAGGATTATTACCTGCACCTCGTTCATCTGGTGGTAGAGTAAATGCAGGGATGCCATATATGACAGGCGAAGCAGGAAAAGAATTATTTATTCCCCAAACATCTGGCACAATAATTCCAAATAATCAATTAGCAAGTGCAGGAACTACAAATATTAACTTCACTATCAATACAGTAGATGCACAAGGTGTAGATGAATTACTTACAAATAGACGAAGCACTATAATTAATGTTATTAATGATGCTTTAAATAGACAAGGGAAGGAAGCATTAGTTTAATGAGTGGTACTTATCCAATATCACCTGTGTTTAGGGCATTAGGTTTTACATCAGAACAAAAAACAATTACTTCTACTACTGATAGTGGAAAGATATTTGCAGTTCAAGTAGATGGGCAAAGATGGAAGTTTTCAGCTTCATATCCACCTATGACAAGAACTACTTTTGCACCTGTTTATGCTTTTATAATTAAACAAAGAAGTCAGAAAGAAACATTCACAATAGTTCCGCCTGTAATATCTAGTGCGAGAGGACATGAAGTAAATGCAGTTGCTGTTAATGGTGCACATACAGCAGGTGACACTACCATAGCAGTAGATGGACACCATAATAATTCAGCAGGTGCATTTTTAGCAGGTGATTTGGTAAAATTTGGTGGGCATAACAAGGTTTATATGATTGTTGAAAATGTAGACCCATCTGGGAACGCATCTACATTAACGATTGAACCACCATTACAAAGTGCTTTAGCTGATGATGAAGCAATCACTTATGACAATGTTCCTTTTACAGTCAGACTTACATCTGACATCCAAGAGTTCACAACTAACGATATAGATTTATATAGATTTGAAGTAGATTTTATTGAGGCGTTGTAATGACTAGAGGATTATCTAGTAATCTACAAACCGAGATAGCTAAACAAACTATCAAGCCTATTGTCTTAATAGAAATATTATTTCCTACTCCCCAAAGAATAACTAATCACTATAAAAATATTACCCATAATTCAAACACATATACTGCTAGTGGACATTTATTATCTATTGGTGGTAAAGCTGAAAAATCAGAATTAGATGTTGGAAACTTTCAAATAGAATTATCAGCAGTAGATAATGCTTTTGTATCTATTGTTTTAAATAACAATGTCAGTAATGATGAAGTCACGATTGATATTGGATTATTAGATAGTTCAGATGCATTAATAGACACATTCAATTATGATACAGGATTTATTGAAAGTTTTAGTATTGATACAAATACAGGAAGATTAATTTTAAGTTGTACTTCTCACTTTGCAGATTTTAGTAGAGTGGCAGGTAGAAAAACAAATGAAGGTAGCCAACAAGTTTTCTTTTCTACAGATAAAGGAATGGAGTTTGCGGCACTAACAGTTCAAGATATTTTATGGGGTAGAAAATAATGGGTTTTTTTATACCATTCTTAGGAACAATAATTAAATCTGTTATTACAGGTTTTGCAATATCCAAAGCAGTATCTTGGTTAGCACCTAAACCAGAACTACCAGAATTTACTCAAGAAGCAGAAGCACAAGGTGTTTTAGTTAATAAACAATCTAATAATGCCAATATCCCTGTTATTTATGGAACAAGAAAAGTAGGCGGAACAAGAGTATTTTTAGAAACTTCTGGAACAGATAATCAATATTTATATGGTGCGATTGTATTAGCAGAAGGTGAAATCAATAATATAACATCAATAATTGTTGATGATAGTGCAGTCACCTTTAGTGGTTCAATAGCTGACGGAACTACTATCACATCTAATGACAGTAAATATGGAACTACCATTCAAGTACAACCATTTTTTGGAACTGATGGACAATCAGCTTCATCATTATTAACTACATTAAGTTCTTGGACTTCTAATCATAAATTATCTGGAATAGCTTATATTGCATTTAGAATTACTTGGGATGCAGATAAATATTTAGGTATTCCAAATATTCAAGCAGTTGTTCAAGGAAGAAAAGTTGTTAGTTATAATTCAAGTTCTGTAGCACAAACTGCCGCTTTCTCTACTAATCCTGCTTGGTGTTTATTAGATTATTTAACGAATACAAGATATGGAAAAGGAATTGATATTGGTGATATTGATATTCCAAGTTTTTATTCAGCTAGTCAAACTGCTATAACACAAGTGACACCTTATTCTGGTGCATCTGCAATAAACTTATTTGATTGTAATGCTGTTATAGATACAGGACAGAAACTAATAGACAATACAAGAACACTTCTTAAAGGGATGAGAGGTTTTTTACCTTACGCACAAGGTAAGTATAAATTAATTATTGAAACAACAGGTTCAAGTGTCTTAACACTAAACGAAGATAATATCATAGGTGGAATTAAAGTATCAAGTGAAAGAAAAAATGAAAAATACAACCGAGTACAAGTAAACTTCGTCAATCCAGAAAAGAACTATCAATCAGATACGATTGTTTATGATACCGACCATGCCACATTAAAGACTGCTGATGGTGGTTTCTTACAAGAAGGTGTTATTGATTTA